GCGTGCGGAAGTTGGATCCAGTGGAGCGCCGCTACACGGTCAATGAACAGACCATTAAAAGCAAGCGCCCCGACCGCACCGCATTCGCCCAGTGTCTCACAGCCAATGCCCGGACAAAGGATGGTTTGAACGCCAGCACGGTTATTATGGACGAGTTCAGCCAGGCGCGCGACAACAGCCTGCTCACTGTGCTCACAACCTCCATGGGCGTGCGCGAAAATCCACTGACAGTGATTATCACAACGGCCAGCGACGTTTTCGACGGACCGTTCTACGAAATGCTGCAGGGCTATAAGTCGGTTTTGCTTGGCGAGTTTGAGGACGACAGCCTGTTCGCCCACATTTTTGAGCCGGATCTGGACGACCCGGAGGATTCTGAAGATACATGGCGAAAGGTGCAGCCGCATATGGATGTTACTGTCAGTATGAAATATTACCGGCAGGAATATAAAAACGCCATCCGAAACGGAGCCGACGCCATGCTGGCATTCCGCACAAAGTTGCTGAACATATATGCCGAGAACGAGCAACGCAGCTGGATAAGTAGCACACTGGCAAGAAGTATAGCCAGGCCTATGCCACTGGATGCCATTGCCGGCCGCCCCGACGCCATGGTGGCCATTGACCTCTCGGAAAGCGACGACTTCAGCGCAATCACAATGGGAATGTACGATATCGCACGCAAGAATTTCCATTTCCATACGGCATACTTTTTCCCGGAAGGCGCTCTGGCGGGTCACCCAAATGAAAGAATGTACCGCATATGGGCGGAAAAGGGCTATCTGAAACTTACCCCTGGCGATGTTATCGATTATCGCGTAATCGTGAGTTATGTGCTGTATCTGAATAAATTGGTGCGCATTCTGGGCATCGGCTACGACCCGTGGAAAAGTCAAGAGGTTATTAACATGCTGGCGGCTTCGGGTGCCGGCAACGTGCTGTCGGGAGTAAAACAGACATATGGCAATTTCACCGCTCCGGTGGAAAGCTTCGAGCACGGAGTCAAGACCGGTCACATATTCATCAACGACAATCCGATAAACTACTACTGTTTCGGCAACGCAATACTGGACACTGACAAGCTGGAGAACTGTAAACCAGTCAAGCGGAAGCAGACGCAGAAAATCGACGGCGTTATAACCAAGCTGATGGCCATGCGTCTGTTCATCGATTTTTCGAGGTGAAGGCAGGTGAATTTTTTTTGAAAAAAGAAGCTGAAATATTTGCATAATCAACAATTGTTGACTATCTTTGTAGTGTTCAAAGGAACAAGAGATAATTAACATATTGTTTAACCGAAAGATTTTCAAAATGGACGATGAGAAATTCAAATTGAGAATTATCGAGGTAGTAAGGTTGCTGCTCAACTTCCGCCGAATGACTGATAAGAGCGACAAACGAATCCTCCGCGACACCATCAGGGCGATAGTCAAAGAACTGACAAGAGTCTAAAGCCATGACACCTAAAATCAAAGAACCCTCCCTCGAAAGAGGGAGAGGTTCTTATTAAAAAACATTGCTACTATATGGCAGACGAAGAATTGATTAAAGAGATTATGGAGCGGGCCGAGTCGGAAGAAGGGCAGAGGCTCGCCGATGAAGCAGTGGTACGCCATCGTGGATTGGGCGCCGATAAGCGGGTGTTAGACCTCAGGGAGCAGGATATTATGAAAGTCCTGAAAGTGTCCTATATCGCCGAGCGTTTCTTTGGGCGCTCCCGCTCATGGCTGTGCCATAAGCTTAACCACGACATAAAGAACGGCAAGCCCGACTGCTTCACCGCCGACGAGCGCCGGAAGTTAAAAGATGCCCTCGATACCATAGCATACGAAATTCAAATATTGTCGGATAATCTGTAGTTCATTTCTCATCGTCCATCTACAGAGTCCGACTCCCGGCGGGGCTGTGTCGTAAAACATCAATTACGACACAGCCCCGTTTTTTTTTATGTCTGTTCCAGTCCGCGAGGATAGGGTGCTATTTTGGTTAAAGATAGTTAATGTCGATGCGGCAAAGGAAGACATCGTAAAACAAGGGAAAGGGCGCGGAACAAAGGAATAAAAAGGAAGGTAACGCGCTGTAGGTCAAATTTTTAATCGCTTGAAAATTGGGCTATCTTTGCGCATTGACAATAACGTGCAATGGGCTTCTGGCAGCATATAGTAAACTATTTCAAGCGCGAAACTAAAAGTGGCGCACCCTCCTATGTTCCACGCATCGGGGCTACGTCGCTCTTGATATACGGCGACTCTGCCGCCATGTGCGTGGCTACTGTTTTCCGCTGTGTCAAGCTGCTCAGCGAGAGTGTGGCCAACCTTCCGCTGCAATATCTCAAGCGCAAGGATGGCATTTTTACGGAAGTCGACAACGCACGTCTCGACTATCTGCTGAACGTCCAGCCGGACTATGCAGTAAACGCTTTCGACTTCTGGCGGCAGGTGGTGCAGGAACTGCTGCTGGACGGCAACGCCTACATAGTGCCTGTCTATAATCCGACGAGCATGGAACTGGACCGGCTGGTTCTGTGCGGGCGCGGCACTGTGGCGCACGACACCATCAACGACAGCTACGACATAAGCGACATTGATAATGGAATCAGTGGGCGTTATGAGGAGTATGAAATTATCCATATAAAGGGGCTGACACTGCGCAACAGCAAAAAGGGCGTCAGTGTGCTTTCCTATGCCAGGCAGGCGATGAGTACCGCCGCGGCCGGCGACCGTGAAACACAGAACCGTTTTGCCAATGGTGGCAATGTGCGCGGCTTCGTATCCAACGACAACAGTGTGCGTGGCTTCGGCGAATATCAGGACAAACAGCTGGCTGAAACCGCCGAGAGTCTGGACAGCCGTTTCCAAGGTGGCGAAAGGATTGTGAGCCTTCCGGGGCAGGTGGATTTCAAGCAGATTTCGCTGAGTTCCACCGACATGCAGTTTCTGGAAAGCCGCAAATTCACCGTAATTGAAATCTGCCGCTTTTTCAGCGTGCCGCCCACGTTTGTATATGCCGACACCAGCAATAACTACAAGACCGTAGAGCAGGCCGATGTGGATTTTCTGAGTCATACACTTAATTCTCTGCTGCGCAACATAGAGATAGAGCTGCGCCGTAAGCTTATAGCTCCGTCGCTATGCCGCAGATATAAATTCAAATTCGATCGCCGCGAATTATTCGCATGCGACCTCAATGGCATGATGAATTACGGCGCCCGGCTTTTGCAGATAGGCACCACCGTTAACGAGGTGCGCAGATTGAACAATCTGGCGCCGGTCGGCGGCGGCGACACAGTAATGGTGTCGGCCAACCTGCGGGGCATTAACGAAATCGGCGTCCGGCCTCAGCAGCAGGAAGCAGCCGAAAACAAAGATAACGACGATGACCACCAAAAGGAATAAAGACACCGAGGTAAGGCGCACACTGCGTATCGACTGCGCGGAACTGCGCGTGCGCGAGGCTGGTGAGGGCGAACCTTCCGGTCGTACGATAACCGGCTACGCAATCCTGTACAACACCCCGTCGGCGCCGTTGTGGAGCGACGAGGACAGCGAGGCGCGCGAAGTCATAGCTCCGGAAGCCATAACCAAGGAACTGCTCGACGGCTGCGACATCAAATTTACCATGTACCACGACCGGCAACTGATTTTAGGCCGCAGCAACAAGGGCATCGGCACGCTGGAGTATTTCGTCGACGAGAAAGGCGTAGGTTTTAATCTGAAACTTCCTAAATCGCCTAACGGCGACGAGGCTCTGGAACTGGTTAGCCGTGGTGATATTTCCGGCTGTAGCTTCGCGTTCACTACCCGATATTGGGACAGTGATTTTGTTGAACGCACGGTAAAGATGGTGAACGGCATCGCTCAGATAACTTATACTGTGAAGGCAGTAACCGGCGTGTATGATTTCACGCTGGCGGCCGACCCGGCCTATCCCGACACATCGGTAGAGGCGCGCGAGTTCACCGCCGGACTGCGTGATGAGGAGATTGCCATCCACGAAAAAAATATACCCGACAGAGAAAAAATGCGTAAGCAGATGCGTGAAATGCGCCGCGCTGCCGCGCAGAAGCTAATATAATATTTTAACATCCAAAGAGTTTCAGTAATGAAAGGAAAGAAAAAAGAAAAGCTGAACGTGCGGGAGCTGGTCAACAAGTACCAGGTCAACTGCGACCGTATCGGCGAAATTGCCGAAACCTGCGAAAAAGAGCAGCGCGAACGTACCGAGGCCGAGGACACAGAGTTCAAGGTGCTCACACGCGAAAACCAGCTGCTGCAAATGAAAATGCAGGCGGCCAGTATGGCGCGGCAGTTCGATGAGCCTGCCGGCAATAACGACGAGCGACTCCGCGAACTTCTGCTGCGCCAGAAGGCCGAGGCGAACATCGTGCTTGTGCGCGAACTGATGACCACAGCGGGGGTGGAGGACACCGGCATAATTCCAGTTCAGGAAGAGGACATGCTCAAGCCTCTGCGTGCAGGTCTGATATACGACAAGGTGGGCATTAAAGTCATGACCGGCCTTGTCGCCGGTAAACTCCGTTGGCCGCGTCACGGCAAGGCCGTCGCCCAATGGGCCGGAGAAGGTGAGCGACTTGTCGACGCCAAAATCGACTTCTCCAAACTCGACACCAAGCCCGTGCGGCTCGGCCTGGCTATACCCGTAACCCGCGAAGAGCTCGAATCGAGCGAGGGCATCGTGGAATCTGTTGTCCGCGAGGAGATGCCCAATGCTGTTGTTGAGGCTGTGAATGAAGCCATGTTCACCACCGAAGGTACTTACAAGGACGCCAACGACAGCAGCAGTGTGAAAAACAAAAAAGTGGTGGGCCCGTTTGTCGCGGCAGCAGCCCCCGACAGGCTCATATCCTTTGCCGGCACTCTGCCCACACGCAAGGAGCTGCTTAAAATGCGCGCCAGTGTGTCGAAGACCGGCATCAAGCTCATTGCGCCCTGCTGGGTAATGACCGAAGACATGAAGACCGAACTCGAAGATGTGAAGGTCGATGCCGGCAGTGGTCGTTTTCTGGTAGAGAACGGCATGCTTCTGGGCTCCCCGATATTCACAACACCCTATATCGGCGAGGGCTATATCGGCTTCGGCGACTGGAGCTATCAGGCTTCCGGTTTCTTCGGCCCTATGAGCATTGCCGTCGATCCCTATACGCTGCTCCGCCAGAATTCGACCGACTTCGTGCTTAACTCGCATTTTGCCACAGTCACCCTCTACGATGAGGCGTTCGTGGTGGGCAAGGTGGCAACCGCCGGCGCATAATTTCCAATATGGCTGTAGTGAGTCTGGCACTGTTCAAAAAGCACGTTAGAGCCGACGATTTCGCCGACGACGACGAATATCTGGCGCACCTGCTGGAAGCAGCCGAGGTGTCGGTAATCACCGCCACCAACCGTAGCGTGCAGGAGCTGGCCGAAGGCAATGCCGGTGAGTTCCCCACACCTTTGAAGCACGCTGTGATGATGCTGGCCGCGCACTGGTACAACCAGCGCGAGAGTGTCAGCAGCGTGCAGATGCATCAGGTGCCGGACTCGCTGCAGACCTTGGTTAAACCGTACCGAAAACTTGTTGGCGATGCAGGCCGGTAGAATGAAGTACAGGCTGGTGCTGCTGGAACCTGTCAGCGATACCGGCAGTTTCGGGGAGGACACTCCAAGCTATCGTGAATTTCGCACAGTAGCCGCCGAACGTGTGAAAACGAGCGGCAGCCGCAGTGAGGAAGTCGGCGAGCATTTCCCCGACTATCGTGCCGAGTTCAACATCCGCGATGCTCATCCGGTGAAAGAGAACTGGCGTGTCCGGCAGTTGGGTGGCCACGAGTACACTGTCACCAATATTATACCGAATATCGACCGCGGCATGAAAACACTGGTCTGCGAACGTGTGAACAAATAGTCTATGGCGAAAGATTTTCAATACGACGACGCTAATCTGCAGCGGCTCTTTGCCGCGATGGATACCCAAAAGCGGCTGAAAGCCCTCAAAGGGGCCTTTCGCCGCCAGGCTAACCTGGTGCGCAAGACCGCCATAAACAACCTGCGCGGCAGCATCCGTTCCGACAAGGATTTGGAGCGGGGTGTGCGAGCCATTGTGTTTAAGCGCAAGGCCGGATTCCGGGTTACTGTCGGCACTAAAAAGGCCGGTAGGAGCGGCAAGGAGTACGGATTCCATAAAAACCGCAGAGGCCTTAAAAAGCCGGTGTTGATATGGGCGGAGGAGGGCACAGCCCTCCGGCACACAAAGAACCGGACACGTTTTTTCATCCGCACGCGCAAAGGCCACCCCACAGGGCGCATGAAGCGCTATGGATTCTTGCAGAAGGCCGCCGACGAGGTGCGCGACAGCGTTACCGACAGTCTGCGGAAAGAAATAATCGACAGTGTAACAAAAGTAGCGAGGAAATATGGCTGTACCTAAAACATCATTAAGCGCCGGGGCAATTATCCGTGCCATATTGCAGGAGGATGCCGAAGTGACCGCAAGGACCAACAAGATTTTCCCGGTGGCGACTGACAGTGCCGAATTGCCATATATCCTGTACCGCCGCGCCTCCCTGTCGTCCAATCCGCAGAAAAGCGGGCTGCCCGGCGCGGACGAAATACTGATGGAGGTGATCTGCTTTACCGGACGATATGGCGAGGGTGTGGAGCTGGCCGAGGCTGTACGCGCAGCACTGGACCATATTAGCGCCGAGCACGACGGCATGCGTCTGCGCTCATGCTATCTGATCGACAGCGAGGAAGCCTACCAGGACGATGCCTTTGTGCAGCAGCTGGTGTTCTGCGTGAAAATATAGAGCGGCGTGAAAAGTTATCAGCGCCGATATTCCAATGCGTATAAATCGGGTTTTAACAAATAATAAACATTTACTATATGGCTACAACAAAAAAAGGTTACTGCAACGGTAGCGACATGCTGGTATGTGTCGGTGACAAGGCCGTGGGGCACAGTACCACCCATACTACCAACATGACCAGCGAAATCAAAGACCGGGCGGTAAAGCCCAAGGCCTCGAAACCAATTTCCGCAGGGCTGTGGAAAGGAAAGAGTGTGGTAGGGCTGAGCATCTCTGTATCGGTGGACGGCCTTGTATTCTACGGCGAGAGCGAAACAGGCTACAAAGCTCTGGTGGCAGCGTGGAAAGCCGGAAAGAGTGTGAAATTAAAATGTATGGAGCGCGAAAACAGCGAAAAGCCCTACATCAAAGGTGATTTCGTGGTGTCGTCTCTGGACCGTACCGACCCTGCGCAGGACGATTCCACCTACAGCGCGAAATTCGAAAACGACGGTGAACCCGACATTCTGGACGAAAGCGCCATCACCGAAATTCCCGAACCCGACGCAACCCCAGCATGAAACGCATCGAGATAACCATAAACGACAAGGCATATCCCTGTAGTCCTACTATGGGGGCTATGCTGCGTTTCAGGCAGGAAACCGGTCGTGAGATTAACGAAATCGAGCCTACAAGTTTCAGCGACCTGTGCACATATCTGTGGTGCTGTGTGGCCTCGGCGGCAAAGCGCGAGAGCATACCGTTCGACATGTCGCTGATGGACTTCGCCGACAGTCTTTCTCTGGAAGAGATGGTGAAGTGGAACCAGGCGATAAGCGCCGGAGCCGAGTCGGCCGATGGAGTTGCCGGTGAAAAAAAAAGGAAACGCCGGCAGGTGTCTACGACCTCTTAGGCATTGCCGTGGGCTGTATCGGGATGTCGTACGATGATTTCTGCAAGTGCACTTTCGGTGAGTTTGAAAGCATCTGCAAGGCATGGCGCGAAATGTCCCGGGGGCAGAACCGCGATGCCTGGGAGCGCGCCCGGACGGTAGCAGCGATAATCATACAGCCACATGTGAAAAAGAGAATAACACCCAGGCAGCTTCTGCCGCTGCCGTGGGATAAGAAAAAACAGAATATCGAAAGCGAGGCTCCGGAGCTCACCGCCGAACAAAAGCGAAAAAGATTCGAGGAAGTGGCGCGCCGCCTTGGCGACCAGATAAACCAGTAGACCGCATGGCTAAAGACAGCACCATATCAGTTACATTCAGAATGGACGCCGACGGCAAAGGCTTCAAGGCTATTGCCCGCGACGCCAATGGTCTGCGCACTGTCTTTGCGTCCACACTTGAGCAGACGGAGACGCTGAAAAAGTCGCTGATCAACTGGAGTGCCGCCGTTCAGGGGCTGCAAAGCGTCGACAGCGCCGTAAACCAGATCAGCAACTCACTGAATGCCATCACCCGCGAGAGCGAGGACTTCAACAAAGCCATGCGCGAGGCCAACACAATGGCCGGAAAGAACAGCGCAGGTTTCAATCGGCTCAAAGGCGAAGTGGCCGACCTTGCCAAGGAGATACCCATAGCCCGCGACCAGCTGGCCAACGGTCTCTACCAGACCATATCCAACGGCGTGCCGGAAAATAACTGGATAGAGTTTCTGAACACCTCGGCGCGGTCGGCGGTGGGCGGTCTGGCCGACATCAACAAGGTTGTCGGCGTAACCTCCACAGTTATCAAAAACTACGGCCTTGAATGGAGCGCGGCGGCCGACATTCAGGACAAAATACAGCTTACAGCCAAAAACGGCGTAACCTCATTCGAGCAGCTGGCGCAGGCTCTGCCGAGAGTCACAGGCAACGCGGCAACACTGGATGTGTCTATAGAAGAGCTTCTGGGTTCCTTCGCCACTCTTACTGGAGTGAGCGGCAACACCGCCGAGGTTTCCACTCAGCTTGCTGCCATATTCACCGCGCTGGTCAAGCCCAGCAGCGAGGCTGCGGAAATGGCCGCCAACATGGGCATACAGTTCGATGCCGCAGCCATTAAATGCGCCGGAGGTTTTCAGAATTTCCTGAAACTGCTGGATGGCAGTGTGAAGGCATACGCCCAGGCTACCGGAGCGCTGGAGCAGGAGGTGTACAGCAAACTGTTCGGCAGTGCCGAGGCCCTTCGCGCGCTGATACCCTTGCAGGGTGAGCTGGCCGACAAGTTTACCCAAAATGTCGCCAACATGGTAAACAGCGCCGGAACGATGGATGCCGCCTTTGAAGAAATGAGCAGCCCCGGCGAGGCCGTAAACCTTATGCTGCGCAGCCAATGGGCGGCGATTACCGATGTTGTTTCGGGTTTCACATCCGCCGCCAAGCCCTACATCGATTTCTCTGCCGGACTGCTCAGCACCACCTCGAGTGCAGCCATCCTTATAACGACATTCAAGCAGCTCAATATACAGCAGACCTTAGTGGCCGCACGCGCCAAACTTGGGAGTGTGGTGATGACTTCATTAGGGCTTAGCAGTAAATCATCCGCCGCTATGGTACGTGTGTTCAGTGCCTCTCTTAAAAGTGGTGCATATAGCGCCACAGCTTTTAAGATTGCGCTGCGCGGGTTGCTTATTACTACTGGTGTAGGCATAGCTATCGCGGCAGTCACCGCTGTTATTGAATATTTCGTTAATGCTACCG